TGACATCGGAAATCCCGTTGGGCCTTGATCCAATGTGGCACATGTCGTTGTCTACGTGATCCGACTGCATGCTACTAAGGCGACTGCAGGCCCAACACCATTCATACGGGTATTGTTATGTTATTGTTAGAGGTGACCACAAACCCAAACTGTCAAATGATCATGTTGATACCGTGCCAGCAGGACAATTGGTGACAGCCATGTCAGGCTATTGGTCAAGTTTGTTTGCTCCAATGTTTCAAACTATGCTAATTAAAATTATGGCATCATTGAAACCAAACATTGTGTTTAACACTCGGAATACTTGGGAGGAATTGGACGCAACAATTGACTCTTTACTGTCTGACGAAAGATTCAAGGTTCTTGAATTAGACATTGGTAAATTTGATAAAAGCCAAGATGAGACAATGTTAAACGCACAGTTGAAAATGTTTGAAAGATTTGGTATGGAAAAGCAGTTCGTTGAACTTTGGGCTGTATATCATCAGTTATGCAAACTAACTTCACCAAAATGGGGTGCACGATACAATGTTGGTTTTCAAAGAAGATCAGGTGATCCACTAACATGGACAGGTAACACCCTTGTGCTACTGATGATATTATGTTATCTTTATGATCTTGATAAATGTAAGTTGGCATTACTTGGAGGAGATGATAACGTATGTTTCTTCCCTGAGAACTATCAGATTAAAGATATGTCAAGACAAGCGGCAGAAGAGCTAAATTTTGAACTAAAACCCTTGTCTTTTGACAACTCCATTTATTTTAGTTCTAGATTTATTGTGCTAACAAGAAATGGATGGACAACTGTTGCCGACCCAGTTAAACTTATAGTTAGACTTGGAAGAAATGACATTCAAGGAGCTGAGCATTTAAACCAAATACACTCGTCCTGGAAGTCGTTACACTACAAGTTTAAAGATATAGAGGTTAGAGAAAAGGTAACAGAGGCTGCTGAGGCTAGATACTCAGCAATGTTAAATAAACCAGTCACTGGTTTTCATGTGTTTTCAAATGCAGTGGCCGCAATTGTGGCCAGCAAAGGAAATTTCTTTTCTTTGTATTCAGGTACCGCTGATGAATGGAACCTAAAACCTGATCCACGTGAGAAGATAGGAGGTGGTTTATTTGAAAAGATGGTTGATGTATTCACCATCGATGAATAAATTCAGTAAAGAATTAAAAATCCTTTTTTATAGGTGCTAATGCAGG